GTTCAATACATATAGGCCTATCAGTTTTTGCGTTTTTTGGAACGTAAGTAAGCTCCGATCCGTCGACGATATTAACTTCGACGGGCCCCGGTGGGACCCAACCAGGGAACTCTTCTAAGAATTCCTGGAGGATGGGAGTAAAAGCGAAGTTGCACTCTAGAGCTGATGTTAGCTTCTTATATATCGACGTATCTTCTCGAACAGAGAAGGTTGCGCCTGGCCCGTGTCCAAAGTTCAAAGCATCGAATTCTGGAACGTCACCTAAGATCTCTGCGATTTTAAGTTGCGCGCTGTACAAAACAGACGCAACGGAACGGGGAAATTGAAAATCCCCGTTCCACAGAGCTCTAAAGATGGCATTCGTATTCCGACACTCCTTCTCGGAGTCTAGGAAACTGTGTGTCGCCACTAGCCGGGTATTTATTCCGGTCCGTATATCCTTGCACTTAGCTAAAAGCTTCGTACATTGATAGTCTATGAACGCAGCTGAGGGAGACGTATAGTCATCCCAGTTGAAGCCCATAGATACGAGTTGAGCATACTCCTTATGTTTTATCATAAGGGCTAGCGCCAAGCTTCGTGGTGTATCACAGCACTCGAAAAATCGAGCCGCGTACTTGAGTGCTAAGTGCCTGTCGACACTTGTGTTGACCTGATTTCCTTTTCGCCCCTTTTGAGGGCGTACAGGTCGTTTCTTTACACTTCCCTTATTACCCGCCATGGTTAACGACCTCCATGTTTGGCTTTTGAGAAGAAACGCCTCGACCGTTCAAAGAAAACTTTGAATGATTAAGTTGTTTACTGATCATATGCAAGACATGAAGATAATCAACACGGTGGGTATGAGATAATGCCCCGACATCTGACAAAAACTTCTTCATTGCTGAAGGGTCTTCGGCAGAGCGGGACAGAAGCGCTTTGATGATAAGAGAAGTCACGTAGAACTCAATCCTCTTCCTAGAGGATGGGAACTCGTCAACTTTATTATCTAGGATGTCCGTGACGTCAACAAATTCAAAGATTTTTCTTATCTTTGCTGACACGCGAACATAGCCTAACAAACACCACGAATTGGGGTTTGAATCAAAGAGAGGGTCATTATAATCAGCGTAGTATAAGCTGAGAACATAGCCTCTGCGGCGAGTGTAAAACAACGGGGTAACATGAGTGCTCATAATTAATCCTTCGTAAATGTAAGTGATTACAAATATGCTTACACAATGCAGTGTAAACGGGAATTGCCTAAATCAATAGGCGATCGAGTACAGCTCCACTAGGTCAATGACCGAAGCGTGGGCTAACAGGAAGTCCGCATATTTCCGCAGGTCCTTTCGGTCCTGCAGAGAACAGCGCTCTGGCAAAACGAATTCGATCATGACAGCCGGACGGTATGAAACCGTCGGTGCAGGAGCGATGCCGCTGATCGTCGAGTTTGAAACATTCTCGAGTTTCGGCGTTTCGATTTTTACCATTGCGCGGATGTTGCGGTTAGCCTGATTACTAGGGCCAGTCGGACGCTTCAAAGTCATGGTGACTTTGTTGTATCCGATATAGTAGGCACTAGAACGATCTTCCCATGCTGCAAAGTCGGCCGATGTTCTGGACGGTTCGAAGGTATGAGCGACAGGCGTAGCTTGAGCGTCATTCAAGACGATATTGGCAATTTGTGCCATGGTATTTCCTCCAAAGGAAGTACTTT